ATGTCGATGTACTGCCCTCCAGTTATCTTCCTTGCGTTCGTCTCGATGTGGTACATAGTTCGGCCAATCAATACGCGGTCTCTTAGCTTGCCGCCTATGGGGTGTTTCAAGAACGCCAACGCCTGCATACACTTGCCATGCCCCTCCCGTGTCAGGGATTGAATGTCGTTCATGTCCGCACCTGAAAGCGTGCTGATGATGGCACACTCGACCAGATACGGGTCGGCATCGGACTTGAGTAGCTTACGGATGGCCTGCCATTCGCCAAGCGTAACCGCATCCCATGATGTGGGTAGTTTGATTTTCATAGCCTGTTCATCCTTAGTTTGTTCACTTCGCGGAGGTCGTAGTTGGCAAGGACGTACTCACGCAACGCCTGCCCCTCTTGTTGTATCTGTTCCACGCTCATCGCCTTAGCCTGTTGTATTGCCTCTGTCCAGTTCGTCACCTTATGGATACCACTAGCGTTGTCCGTGTAGGGATGAACGTCCTGCACGAATATCGGTAGCCCCTTCATCCCAGCCTCCAGTATCTTCAAGTTGCTCTTGTGCCTGTTAAATGTGGTGTCTACTAACGGTGCAATAGCAATGTCAAACTCCTCGTATAAATACGCGTATTCGCTTACGTGTTTACCCTTCACCATCTTGCACGGTATCTGCTTGGCGATGGCTGTCCACTCCTTATCGTTCGCAGCCCCGCAGATAACAGGCTCAACGTCTCCCCATGCCCCCCGTGTCAGCATCAGATCGGCCTTGTGAGTGATGCCACCCGCCCATCCTATCCTGTTCTGATAGTAGTTCTTCGTCTGCCATTGGTGTTCTGTCGGGTCGATGGCATTCGGTATCACATGGACGTTCTTGTTGAGCGGCCTCACCTTCGCGGCCAATAGGTCGTGCGTAGTCCACACCTCATCTGCCATGCTCAACGCCTCCATTACCCGCGCTTGATACCGCTTGTTGTCGGGATGCCTGCCCAGATAGTGGTCGCGCTTCATCACCCAATAGTCATCCACGTCAACGATAACCCGCGTTCCCGCGTCCTTCAGGTCGTTAATCAGTTCGGCCTGCGCTTTGACCGGCAAGGAACGGTTGAACAACACCACGTCAAAGCTGTAATTCAGTATGCTGAAGTCAGCCCCCACGCATCGGGTCACGTCATAGCCCGTTAGATGTAGGGGCATTAGTAGGCGATGGTACTCAACCCCGCTGCATTCTTCCTGTGTGATGTAGGCGATTTTCATTTGATTGCGTATGTGCCGCTTCGGGCGTTTAGTTTCTCACTGATGCAGTATCGGGCCGCGTCAATGAGATGGTTAAAGTAGTCAATCGGTTCGTTCGTTTTGCTCCCGTCCTTTTCGGTACGCCACACGTAGCCGCGAAATTCTTTGATTAGGTTGGTACTGGATGACGTGACCATTATCGGCATCTGCTGCATCTTGTCCAATCCGATACGCACGCTGTCGGGGCCTTTCTTGCATGGACGGATACGGAACCCGTGCCGCCTTAAGTCCTCAACGCTCTTAGGTTCTGCGCTGTCGGCTATCGTCTCCCATTGCTTGTATGCGTTCAGCTTGGCTGCGATGTCCGCATTGGTCAGGCCCGTCTCGTAAAGGACTTCATTCAGCCACAACTTACCGTCAAACTCCACCACCTCCACGAATGCGGTCGGGTCGTTCGTATAGCCCCAATCGAGGCCGTATGCTTTCCATTTGAACGTTGCCGGCATAGCCTCCACCTGCTGCCAGTTGTTGAACACAACCCCCTGCAATGAACCCACCTCCCCAAGTCCGTAAACCCTCCACCAGTTCGCCCAATAGGTAGATGTCTCTGCCCGTGTCCGTGCCGCCTCGATGTCGGTTCTAATGGTCTGTGGTAACGCCTCGTTGTCGGTGTAGTTGAGTATAATCAACTCGCTATCTTCATCCTTCAGGACTTCGGTGTGCGCCCAAAATTCAGCGGTAGGGTTGAAGTCAATGAAGATTTCACCGCTTGTTCTTATGCTAAGTTGATGGTACGCTTCAAAGGGTATGTTGTTCGCCTCGTTGATGTATAGGACGTTCCTTCTTGCCCCCCGTAGCTTACCCTCTTGGTCTGCGCTGAAGAACTCGATGTAACTGCCATTGACAAACGTGTAGGTTAGCAGCGACCTGTTCCAATTGCCGTCAATGTAGCGGCCTGTCATCTGCATCACTTTGAGAAAGTCCTTCATTGCCCCCCTCCGAAGGTGCGGGATGCTTTCAGATACCACGCTGATCTCAAGTCGTGGGGTACGTGCCGCCATGTCGATAAGGATGGGCAGTATCCCGAACGTCTTACCCGCGCTTGTGCCGCCCTGAACGACCCGCTTCCGTGCGGTCATCTTGCGCAGCTTCTTGATCGCTGTGGTGTAGACGAAACTCATTCACCGAACAAAGGCTGTTCGCGTACCGTGACCTCTGACTTGTCCGTTAGGCCGTTCAATCGTTGGGTGATGCTTGGATTGTAGTTCCCAAGTAGGCCGCCTGTGATTTGGTCATGGCGTATTTCTTCCCGTACATGCGAACAGATGTGACAGAAGTCATCGTAAAGCCCGTCCGTATTGCTAAAGTAGTGCCTTATCGTTCCTATGTTTTCCTTGTAACACCAAACGCTGAACCCCTCCATTGTAAGAGGTAGCTTTGGGTAGTCCTCAACACGTTCACCGTCCTTCCCTACGTACTGCACCCTCGGCCATTTACGGGCCTCAATGTTCAATGATTCCTTGTACTTCTCCCATGCTTGGAGTAGTTCGTCAGGGTGCTTGAATATCCGTGTAGGGTGCATGGCTTACCAAATATCAGATTTGCATATCCTGTCACCGATGAGATGGTCATCGTATGGCATTGACGAATAGCCCGTGTGCGTGTACCTCGTCCCACTGCATTCGTTGTCGATGGTGTAGGTGTATCGGTTGCTGCCAAGTGAGTGACTGAACGATATAGACTTGTTCCGCAGTGTTCCGCAGTTAGGGTCGCACTCATCCTGTGACGTGCTGCACCCTGCTAAGGCTATCGCTGCAAATAGTAGTGCCTTTCTCATTTCTGCTCACCTATCAGTTTCCAACACTTGTCACCATGCGAATACCACACGTCCAAGTTCTTCAACATGCTTAAAGGTACGCGGTTATTGAAGTCCTGCATAGCCTGTTCGCGTGTTGCCGCGTTTGATGTCATAGTTGCTTTCATTTGATGCGCTTTGCAGGTACTCCCGCGTATGTGCCTGCCTCTGTGATGTCATGCAAAACTACACAATTCGCGCCAATGATTGACCACGGGGCTATCGTAACGCCCTCACGAATTACGGCATTGCTGCCTATGTAAACGCCTTCTCCGATGTTACACTTGCCCGATACCCTTGCGCCCGGTGCAAGTGTCACGTAGTCCCCGATGATGCAGTCATGGCCTATGTCGGAGTGCAGGTTAAGGTGTACGTGCTTACCGAGTTGGCAGTCCGTTGTGATAACGGAGTACGGACACATGATAAGCCCGTCCGCTGATGCGCTCTGTTTGATAGCCGTCTTGTGTACTACGGTCGTGAACCTTTGGCCGTGGCGCAACCCTTGAACAACCTTTGCTCTTGCGTTGGGGTCTCCGATTGCAACCACTGCCATTGAACGGTCGGGGTCTAATTGTGATAGTGGTCTGTTCGGTGATGTTGCGAGATGGTCAGACACGTAGAACGTTAACGGGAACAGACCAGTGGCCTGTGACATTAACGCCCACTGCTTCACCTCACGGGCAAAGCCTCCCGCGCCTATTATTGCCAGCTCATACATTGCCGTTAGTGTAGATATGGAATTTAGACAGGTCGGGGTAAGGTAGTGACTTGTCGGGGTTGTGTATCGGGTTGCCGTCCATGTCGTAGAATTGCCTCATGTCACGGAGTCCACGGGCGGCAAGTTCGGGCAGTAGGTAGAAGTTCCACCCTATCATGTCGAGGTGGTCATCATGGTAACTGCACTCCCTTCGTCCGCTGAAGCGTGCGCGTTTGAACCAAAGATAGGCATCATGGTTGTCTGTCAGGATAGCCCCGCCCTTGCCTATCTTCAGGTGTTTATATGGGCCTGTGAATGATAGGCATTGATATTGCCCTTCGCGGTACATGGATGCCGTGAACCGCAGCGCACTATCCCACACGGTCGTTGTGCCTAATTGGTACTCACCTGTCAGCATACGCTCGGACGGGGTGAACTCCACCTTGCCACCCGCGTGCAGTATCTCGCAAGGCACGGACGGGTAAGTGTGTGATGGGATGGTCACGGTCTGCCCTTTGATGCCTACGTAGGTGAGTGCCAAGAATAGCGCGTTGGATTGGTTATCTACTGCGATGGCATACTTCGCCCCCGTATAGCGGCAAAGTTCAGCTTCAAAGGCGCGGGTCACATCGTATAGATCCATCCCATCGGTGTCTGTCCGTTGCCGTGCAATATCGCAGGGGTGCGGCCTGTCAGCTTGTTCACCACTAACCCGCCTTTAATCTCAAAGTCCGTACCCTCGTAACCGTTGGCGTGTATCGGATGCCCTTGCCTGTTCGGGTCGTGGTCAAATGCTATGCTTTGGAACAGTTCACCGTTGAAGTCCAACTTAATAGGGAACCCTTCGCCCGCCGCTTGAAGGTAGGCATCCATCACCTCGGCCTGTCCGTTGGCGTGGTCGTGCAGCTTGTGCAGCCCGTAACGCTCAAAGAACTCAACGGCAAGCGCAAGCTGCCCACCATACACACCGTTGTTGAGATACCGCCACGGGGATTTAAGACGGCCCCCGAATTTGTAAAGTGCTGCGCGGTCGGGGTATGGGTAACACGCTTTCTCCGTTGACCAAAGTAGATGATCGGTCGGTGCGCTGAACGGACGTTGACAATAGGTGTCGGCTGCATCTGAATAGCAGAATGTCTCATGCCCAGTTGCTGCCCTCTTGTAGCACTCGTAAAGGCTTCGAAGGATTGCCCCGTTACCCGTTGGCGTGTTGAGTACCGCAACCTCAAAGCCGTGACGCTCAAAGGATGCTATCATTTGCCGCGTACCCTCAAATGGCTTGTAGATGTTTGTTATGATTACCATGTCGCAGGTTCAAAGATAGGACGAAGCCCGTTAACGTAGTCGTGTTTCAATCTGTTGTATGTAACCATGTCCTCCCCAGCGTGCTGTTCCTTCCATCCTTGGTAGGATGTCTCGCCCGTGTCGATGTGGTCAATCTCAATGTGCGGAAGGAAGCATGAGTAGAACCCCGCAACTTGGCAACGGATAGCCGCAAGCGCATCGTCAAAGCCGTAGAGACGGGGTTGATACAGATAGCCTATCTTGTCCAGTAGTGCGCTGCTGAACATCTGACACGTACCCATGACGTGATTGACACGCTCAACGATGCGCCACGGTTCACCGTTGGCATGAGGTAGCATTGCCAACTCCGAACGGTAGAACGGGTCGGGGTGCGCAGGGTTCTCCCAACAATCCTTTCGCTTCAATCCCACAATACCCATGCGCGGGTCACGGGCCAACGCCTCCTCCATTTCGTCTACCCATCCCTTTGAATGAATGACTACATCGTTATCCATTTTGATGCAGTTCTCCCCCTCCTTGCGAAGCTGCCACGCCTTGTTCACCGCCTTGGCCGTTCCCACATTCTCAGGCAATGTGATAACCGTGAACCGGTGGTATCCGCTGAACAGGTCGAGAATGCGCTTTGTGTCTGCGCAGCTTGCGTTGTCCACGATGACCACGCGATGCCTGTCAAGGTTCACCGTGTCGAGAATGCCATTCAGCGTCCGTGCCGTGTAATCCGTCCGTCCGTTCTCATCCGTATCAAATACGGCCATTGCGATAAGTGCCATTAGTCTAATGCTGTTTGTAAGTAAATGCCTATTTTCTCAATGCACGACCCGCACGTCCAACTTACCATGAACCCGAACCCCGTCACCTTTTGGGCGAGGCGGTGGTACTCAGCCCGCTCATCAAAGGGTATATCCCCGCTGAACTGCGAACAGGCAAGGCTGCGAATAATAGCGGCCCGTTCTTGCAGCCAAGCCACCTCCACGTCTGTCAGAACATCCCGCGCCACTTGTGCCATATCATTTGCCTTGTTAGTAACGCGATGCCGATGAAGATGATGCAGTCAGTAGGCAGGTAGTGGGTCACGGCCCACGCCAAAGATAACCACCACGTCATGCACATTTCGCAGTTGAACGGCTTGTATGGTATGCGCCTGGTGAATTGCACAATAGCCGAAGCTATCACCGCCATGCACATTGCCGCCAATATCACTTGCATATTTTCTTTTTGAGTTGATTCCTTACGCCTGTCACGGTCAAATGTATGCTGCTGACTGGTATCCTCGTAACCTCCGATGCCTTGCGGAATGAACCGCTTTGAACGTATAGCATGAACATTTCCCGATCATACCAATGTAGGCGTTTGAGTTCCTGTTCAATCTGCCTTGCGGTTTCGTCAATGTCTGTGCTGTATTCGTCCGCTTCAATGTCGGCTACCTGCACGTTGTCGTCCGAACGCTCGGAGTATTTGCCTGTCACCCGCTTGGATGCGGTCATGTTGATGATTGTCCGCACACACCAAAAATCAAAGTAATTGCTTATCCTTTCCAGTTCTTCATCGCTCTTGCCGCAAATGACTACCCCCACCTCTTGCAGTACGTCCTCCCATACATCACCTGCCGTCCGTTTCGCCAGTCTCCGAAGAGACGGGTCGGTGGTCAGGTGAATGTATAGGCGTTCTTTCACGGGTGCAATTTAGCGATTTGGCCTTTGCTGTTGCGGTAGTAGAGGTCTTTCTGTTCGTTCATCATCCTGTCGTTCTCCTCCATCGCGGCCCTCATGGTCTTCTCGCATTCGTCACGCAATCGGTCGGCCTGTTTTGCCTCGGCCTTGGCGTGGTCACGTTCGGCAATGGCCTTGGATAGGTCCTTGTATGCGTGGTGCAATTCGAGCAGGGTATCCTGAACCTTGCCCTTGTTTGCTATTGCCGCAACCGCTTGCAGTATGTTGGCAAGTAGTAGCAGGGTTGCGGTCACTCCGAGGATTGTGGTCATGGCTCAGTCGTTTTGGAGGGTTACAGATTCGGTGGAGGGGAGGGGTTGGAAGTCTTTTATTTCCCATACTGCCCGCTCACCTAAGCTATATTGAGCAAATGGGTCGTGAACAACAAACCCCCCCTGCGATGTAACAAACAAAACCGTTAGACCGTCAAGTGTTCTACCTAAGCACGGGAACTTCCACTCTTTGTGTTTTTGATTTGCATTCTTATTTAGAACTGACTTCATCTTGTGTGTTTCTGTTCCCTTGCCGAAGGGGGTGTAGGCGGTTAGTCGTTATCCTGTTCCCCTTTCCTTGCCCTATCGTAAGCCCTCCGACTCCCAAACTCCGAACGCTTGGCATCCCACCACTTAGCGTAACGGCTATCACACACCACACGCTTACGGCATACCCTTACGCTGCCCGTATCAATGCACTCGGAACCCGTAGCGAACCGATGGCGAAGGACGTGAACGGACAGCCCGAGATGTTCCGCTACCTCTTGCATCGTGGTGAGCGGTCGCTTGGTTGGCGGTGAACAGTGGTATGTGTACTTGGCTCGTGGCATGATGGGGCGAATATACAAAAGTAATTGATACGGTTAGGCTGTTAAAAGCGTTTTCATCTCATGAATCTTTGACAGGCTCATTAGTATCTGCTCGTAAGGCCCGTAATCGTTTATTTCCACAAGCATGAACGTGAAGTCAGGAACAGATATAACGGCCACCTTATCGCAAGGCTCTGCCATTCTGTAAGCGGCCAACTGAAGTTTGTTTTCAAGGTAAATGTACTTTTGACTTGACTTAAAATCGCAAACATACACATCGCCTTTGTAACGCATTTTCAAGTCAAGCCTTCCTGTGAAGTGTTCTGTTTCTATTTTCTTTTCAACTTCCAACACTTCCTTATCCAAGAAAAACTCTTCACATCTCTGCTGAATCATTGGGTCTTCAAATGGCATTCCATTCAACAAATACGCCTCTATTTGATTGTGAATGCTTGTACCTGCATTTGTGGCGCGCTTCCTAAAGTCGGCAAGTGTTACGCCTTGCAGTCCTATTTTATTGGCCCAATTCATTAACGCTGGCTTATCCAAAAGCCCGAGCAATACCGTTACACTTGGCTTCATGGTTTTAGCATTTGCTCGTTATCAACTTCGTCCATTAGAGTGTCGTCCTCGTTTATGCTATCGGCATCCCATGACATTGAAAATTCTTTGTCCTCAAACATTTCGGCAAGTCCGCTAATTTGTGAAAGCCTTAGGACTTCATCCGCGTCCATCCCCAACTCCCGTGCTATTTTTTGGTCACTCCAATTCCGTTTCTTAAGGTCTACCACGATGTCACTCATGGCCGTAACCTTATGCTTTCCCCTTGCCCTGTTATGCCTAATGGTTGAGGCTATTCGGTCGCCCTTGTCTGTTCGGCTTTCATTGATTGTTACAACTGGCAGGTATCCGTGTATCCTTGATTGAATGTCATCACATTCTTTGCCGACCCTGTGCCTGTGGAACCCGTCAACGACTTCCCTCATTCCGTCAGATTCAAGCATTGAAACAATCGGCTGCGTATATCCGTCCTCCAATATTGACGTGTGCAACAACTTCATTTCAGGAGGTGCAACGCTGTTAGGGTTGTAGTCATTGGCGTGTACCGAATCATTCCGAACCCAAAGAACGCAATCAACGGGTTCCGTGTTGAAAGGACTTTCTTTGTGAAGTGCTAACTTAATAGCGTTGAGGTGATGCACCTTTTCATGAATACTCATTGACGAAAGTTCATCAATAAGGCTCTGCGTAAGTGTTTTAATGTTGCTCATGGTGTGTTTGTTTTGGTTACGAATGTGTAATTTTTTGTCTGTTTGGTTATTTGAAACCCGTTCCTTAAAAATGTGTTGACGCTTTTATTTGTGCATACCGCTGTGATTGTTTGGTTTTTGAAGTCTGTTTGTCTTAAATGGAATAGCTGCGAATATACACCATTGCCTCTGTGATTCGGTGAAACATAAGCATGGGTGCATTTTTTATTGTCGAGACAACAAAAACCTATCACATTGCCTTTTACAGCCGCTACGTACCAAATACAACGGTCGTTCGTAGTTATAGGGTACGTTAGTTCCGAGATTACCTTTTTGTTCATAGCAAACGGGCCTATCAACTCAACTACTTTGCTATGGTCTGTTAACCGAAGATACTCAACTGCCATTTCTCTTTTCTCTTTTCCATTAGCTTCAAGTAGTTGCTGTATGCATCTGACTTTGTCTGTGTAAATGACAGCCCTTTGCACCAGTAGTCGTTTCTTAGAAGTGACTTGCATATACGCCTCCAACTTGGCACTTTTCTGTCAGCCTCTAATTTGTAGTCGGCTTCATCGGGTATCCCTTCTTCATAACCTCTGTCCATCCACCACTTTACAAATACGGTTATCTTGTTCTTGTAATGCAGCTTTGTCTTTGGAGGCATTGAATCAATTAACAGGTTAGCAAATGACTCCCATGTGTGACCTTCAGGCTTTGATATTTTTCTATACCCTGTGACGTTGCCCGATTCATTCACGTACAAAGCCCCGCTGTTTGCTCCGTTGACCCTTGCCACTACCCTACCCCATGTCTCAGGCTCAATCAAATGGAATAGCCACAACCCGCGCCTTTGGTCATCACCGTATGGCTGACATATCCTCATTTGGCTGATGGTCAGCCCTGCCATGTGCATAAGGTCGTACAGCTTGTTATGAGGCTTTAACGGGAACTTTGCGTGATACACCCAAATGTCAGCCGTTGTCCAATCGTATATAGGATAGACGTTATACACGCTTTCAACTACAAGCGTTGTAAATGCCTCGCCCTTGAATTTGACCTTTGTTTTGCTCGTTATGGTTCTATACCTGTTCAGCGATTCATCGGTTCTAATTCCAACAAAACAGGCGCACGTTTTACCCTGTGCATACATCTTACCGAACTCAGGAACGAACTCTTCAAACTCCATTCCTTCCCTAAAAAAGTCAAAATAATTAGGGTCGTTTATGCATCCGTCTGGAAGTTCACGTATCCATGACTTTTTTGCGGATTCATCCCAACATATCCAATGCGGCTCATAAACGCTTACAGCATTGCGCAGGTGTATTGGTAGGCATATCCAATAGGGGTCAATGCAGTCTGCATACATATCAAACATGGCCTTTACGTGGTCTATGGTTATTTTGTACTGACCTTCAAGGTCAATAAACATAACCCCTATTTTAACGCCTCTACGCCTTGCCTCGTCCATGACAATGTGCATCATGGTAGTGCTATCCTTGCCACCTGAAAAGCTAAGGTAGACGCGTTCAAAGTTGTCAAACGTCCATGCTACCCGTTCAATGGCGGCATCGTATACGTTCTTAGTCAAATAGTTCTTTGCCATGCTTTCCCTCGTATGTGTTTATGATTTGGTTTGCTACTGCGTTCGCTTCTTGTTGTTGTAGTTCGGTCAGCTTGCCCCATGCAACCCTTACGGATACTTCGGTGCATCCATGCAAATAATTGCAAGCCGCTGCACCAAGCCACGCTCGTCTATTGCATTGCTTATTGGTCAGATTTACAGACGTGCATACAGGCCAGTCAGTCGTAAGTGATTTGCAAGCGTCCATGAATACACTGCAATTTGACAGGACTTTATATGCCATAATTGAGTGCTGCTCCAATGATTCGGTCTGCAATGAATACATGCCATTATTGAAATCCTCCCAAGTTTTGTAATGGCAAAACACCTGTTTCATGCTGCAAATATACAATTATTTACCCCCGTTCAATATCGCCTCGACTTTTCTTCGCTTGTCCGCAAACCCCGCATCTGATTGAGTCAGGGCGTTGAAGGTCTTAATGCTGTGAATCACGGTCGAATGGTGGCGGTTAAATATCTGACCTATCTCGCGGTAACACAACCACGGGCAGTAACGGTAAAGAAACCCGAACGCCAAATGTCGGGCATCGACTATCGGCCTATCCCTGTGTGCTTTGCCGAGGTACTCCGAAGATACCCCCGTGACCGTTTCAATCGCTTGGATTACCTGTTTACCTGTCACCGTTGGGATACCCATTGCTTCCATGTAGTCATCAATGGCTGACTTGTACCTCCGCTCGTTCGGGGCGTGACTCATCTTCAATTCGCTGATGCGCTTGCGTAACCGTTCCTCGTTCGGTGATATGGTCGGGGCCACCTTGATTTGCTCAATCAATTCGCTCACGTCCTGCCCGTGCGTAACGTGGTGGAGGTGCAGGATTGTGAGTAGTTGGGTCTGCTGTGCGGGTGTCATGGGTAGATGGTATAGCAGTTGTCCTCTCGTTTCGCCTCCCCGATACTCCTCACGCTGTTATCAATCGCGGCAATGCTCCACATCTTACCGTTCGGGCGTTTGACCAGTTGGCGAAGGTCGTGCAGTGAGTAGCTGCCCTGTCGGAGTAGTTGGCGGATGGTTTCGGTGCGTTGGGTCATGGGGTGTGGATGTTGCTTTCAAAGACCATTTGAGCGCATAGGTATTTTGACAGGTCGCGACTTTGATGCAAATCATGATCCACATACCACCTTGCTTTAACATCATCCCATTTAACACCCCACCCGCTTTTTGTTTTACTACCCTCAAAAACCTCCGTTCCATTCCTATCCGTCAGCCCCGTGAACTGCCCGACCGTTTCGGGTTTGACCTCAAAATCCGACCCGTTCCATCCAATGATGTACGTGCTTTCATTTCCAGCGTGTGGGCAAAGTAGCGAACCAATGGCCCACCCCTTACCATCAACCCTTAACCCTCTGAATTTAATCGTTCTCATTGCTCTGCTTGTTTTAGTTGTTCTTCACTCACTTGTTTCCGTTGTCCAGTTTCCTCATTCCGTAACCAATACCCCCCATCATCCCGCCCGATGATACGCCAAGTCCGCCCGTTGTGGGTGAAAGGCTTATCTACCGCGTATGTGCCGAAGCGGGGATGGGTGATGTCGCGGAGGGTGGGCATTGGTGTAAGTGTAGTGCAGGGTTTGATGTTATCGCCCCCTGCGTTTGGTTATTATGCGTTTCTCATTTCTTCATTTTCCTTTCTGCAAAACTCATTGGCGAACATCATTAAGAAATGTACCTTATTCTCATTCCACTCCTTTGCAGATACGCCCATTTCCTTTACGTACTTAACGCAGATTTCGCGAAACTTAGCGTCATTCACTAAGTCTGTTCTGCGCTTCATTTCGGCCTGAATAAAATCTTGGGCTTGGGCTTCGGTCAGTGTGTTGTTTTGTGCTTTCATGTCGTGTGTGTTTGTTTGACCATGCAAATATACAACACTTTCAACACGCCCGACACGGAGGTGCAAATTATTTTTGGGCGAACCTGCTAAGTTCCCACTCACTCCGAAGATGGGCGATCTTCTGTTTCACTGCGTCCGTATAGGCGGCAATGGTTCGCCTCTGTAATTGCAGCTTACCTAAGTACCCTTCAAAATTGGCGATGGTATCTCGTTGGTCAGATAGTTCTATGATGGCTTCTCGTTCGGCTTTGGCAACGCTTGCATCCGAGGCTACTATCTTCGCAGCTTCGGCCTGTTTATACGCCTCCTTTGCCGCGATAAGGTCGGCCTGTGTGTTGCCCTCTAACGTGGCAAAGTACAAGACTATCTGCGCCAGTTCGAGATTGTGGTCTATGAGCGTGGCAATGTCCATGCTGTGACGGCAAGCCTCAATCAGTTGCCTTGCGCGTTGTGCGTTCTGTTTGTCGGGGTTCATATTGCGCTGCTTATCAGTGTGGAAATGTCTGCCAGTATTTGCGTGGTCTTATGGTTCGTGTGAGTGTATCGCAATACCCTCCACCCCCTGACCGTGGCCGCGTTGATCTTGTCCATGTCACTTATCACACCCGCGCCCCGTGAATGCCTCCCTTGAATCCAAGTGCCACCGTCCAACTCCACCGCGATCATGTACTCTGGAATAGCAATGTCGAAACGCCAATCACGTAGGCCCAACGCCTCCAAACGTGCGCGTAGTCCTTTACCCGCGCCACCCGCTGCCATTGCCCCAAATCGGTACTCGGTCACGGCCTGTGTCATGAACGCCTCCGAAACGCGGTAAACGATTTCAGCGGCTTTCTGTTTGCCTTTTGATTGACCCGCTTTCGTTCGGGTACTGTTAGAAGGGGTTGTCATCTTCATCCTGTAAATTCAAGGGTTCGTAAAAGTTTGTGTTCGGTTGCAATGCTGACGGCTTCAATGGGGGCAACGTCTGTTCTTCCATCGGCCTTGTCATGTCAAATAGCGGGGGGTTAGTTCCACGTGCATAGTATCGGCCCGTTGGTACGTGGTACTCAAATTCAGCCGACCCGCCTATGTCGCCCTGAAAGCTGTGTTTCGTTTTCAAGTTGGTAAAGGTCGTGTAGCTTTCACCCGCTGCATCTGGGAACGTGCGGTAAATTGAATAGCCATCGTGCGTTTGGTTACGGAAGTCAGCCGACCCGCTCACATCGTAAAGCGTTGGCATCTCGTATAGGCCCGTCTTTTCGTTCCGCTTCATCTTAGTCGGGTGTGCCACTAAGAAAATAATCACATCGTTGGCCTGTGCAAAGGCGGTCAGTTGCGTAAGTACCGCCCCGATTTCGTCTATTTTGTTGCCCTTAGGTAACGCCACCTTGTTAAACGCATCAATGACAAAGATGTCAATTCCGTAAGCGTACATCTGTTCATTGAACTTTTGCAGCAACCATTCCCACGTTGGCGTTTCGCCTTTCTCCGCGCCTGTCAAGTAAATCTTTTGATCTGCCCATTGGCGGTAACGCTCAAGGTCTTCGGGTTGCGCCCGTGGAATGTCCTCGTATTGTTTCCAAAAGTTCCGACCTATGGCACGTTGCGCAAAGTTGGACTGGTGCAAACTCATGGGCGAATGTTCGGGACTGAAAAACGAGGCTTTCATCCCGTACTCATGAACCAAATTCAATACGTGCCATTCGCTGAATGCAGACTTTCCGTGCGAAGGGATACCCGTGACCGTGACAAGGTGGCCCCGCATAACGCTGAAAATATCGCGCATCTTCCCAAAGGACTCATGCTTTGGCTTTATCGTTTTGGGCAGACCGTGATGGTAAAGCCCCATCATTTCATCGAACATATCCGACACGGTGAACGTGCCGCTGATGCTGAATGTCTTGGACGCTGCAATGTCCTCCGCAATGCAGCCCTCAATCAGTGACCCGTTGGCATCCTTTGCCGTCCATTCAATGTAGCTGCATCGGTAACGGCCTAACCTTTGCGCTATGCGTTCACGTAGCGCGATACCCTTCTCATCGTTATCAGTTGCAATGATGAACCGCTTAATGTCTTTCAGGTACGCCTCGGAGTTTATCCAGTAGTCATCATGGTCGTTCGCTCCGTTAGGTACGCTCACCGCGTTCTTTATTCCGTGCGTGTGGAGTGCCAGTACATCAAACTCCCCCTCCACTATGTAGCACGTTTCCGCTCCTATTATGGCATTCACATTGTAAAGTATGGCCTTTCCATTCTTTGACTGCGTGAAATGCTTGCCCCCATCGCGGTACTTCTTATTGACCACCTTGTCACCCTCAAAGTAATTGAAGGTAATGCAGTTTGCATCTTTTCCCAAAGCGGGGACGTAGGCCATTTCTTCGGTAATGCCCAAATCAATGAGCGTTGACTGCCTTATCTTACGCTCACCCTCGCAGTATTTCACCATCCTTTCAGATAGGGCCGTGTAGTTCTGCCAGTTCTGCGCGGGTAGGGTGTAAGGCTTTACCGTCACCTCCGCCTGTTCCCTAAATGATAGCGCATCGCAGTTCCAACATTTAGCCTTGCCCGTTTCAAAGTTCACAGATAGGCAAGGGTCTGTTTTCTTTTTGCGCGTGTGGCTGCACACAGGGCAAAGGGTCTTTTTGGCTCCGCGTTGCGCCCCCTTGCATTCAATCTTATCCCACGGAAAAAAGGTGTTCATAGTATCGGGCCTGAATAAACAGGTTTGTGAATGATTCTCGGCTGCTCAATCTTATGCTCGTCCTTAAACCAAACGGACTGCATTTTCATCTTCCAGTTCTTTATGGGCGTGCCCTTTCCGTCTGACCAATGCCGTTTTGTTTCGGTCACGCTTGCCTGATAGTAGTCAAACGCTTTTCGTGCGCTTGCCTCTGTGTATCCGTTCTCTTTGAAGTATGCAATTACATCTTCAATAACAGGCGGTGGTGGAATCCCCCTCTTTTCCTTTTCTTTTATTTCCTTTCCTTTCCTTTCCTTTCCTTTAATAGCATTGCGGTCGCTTTGCGTTGGCAATGCGTTCGCATCCTTATCCCATCTTTTACGGGCCGAATCCCTTGCCTTTGTTGACTTTTGTTCGCGTTCATCCAGTCGCCTTTGAACGCTAAGCGAACCGAAAAGGTCGGCATCTACCTTGAACAAATCAAAGTCATTCACTATGCTTTTTACCGTCTCGGCATCCGACCGTATATCAAACGCAATGCCTTCGTAATCCGTTGGCAATGCGTTCGCATTTTGGTATAGGTCTTCAACTATGGCCCAGTAAATACCGTAGCCCATTAGCCCGTGCCGCGCAATCAGTCTTTTGATTTTGCTATCGGTACGGGCGTTGTAATCGTGCGAAAAGTAGTACGTGTCTCTCATAATGAAAAGGGCGAACGGCTCAGGTTGACAGCCTGAGTAGCGTTAGGGACACCGAGAGACGCGGCCTCAACCCTTGCATTTTTACCGTTCGTAAAGTCCTTTTCCATTTGTCTCATTACCACGTGTCACGGTGGTCGTTTGCAAAGATAGCATTTTATTTCATTCCCACCCCGAAGGATAGGCATTTTTTACCGCTGCACCCGTGCGTAGATCACCGCGTCCACCTCCATAAAGGAGATTGTAATGCAGTATTGATTCCAGTTGCTTGACATGATTCTACGGTCGCGCTCAACCATTACGCCAAGCGATTTACATACAGCCTCTAACGCTTTGTAGTCCACCTGCACTTCCATGTTACACGGCCCCACCTGTGCCGCTGCGATTATTGCCAGTGCTACTTTGGCCGCAAGGTCGTGGCCGCATTCTGTCAGTTGTT